TGAAGCTACTGCCAGCATTGCTGCGGCCGCCCGGAAGGCCAGAAAAACCGCTTTCATTAGTTGCCCCAGTATTGGGTGCCTGCCAGCCCATTGTAGTTTTCATTTTGCCCCCGGCAACATTTTCACCCCCCAGGTAATTGGAGAGTACCGTCCACTCGGCATCGCTTGGCAAATGCCAGCCGGCAATAGACCCTGCAACCCTAACAGCAGCATCCCACGTATATAACCTCCCATAAGTTGCTATATTCGTTTCATTGTTATTATAAGCATATATTCCACCTCCCAAGTCATCAATATCTAAATTTTTAGCCATCCAAGTTTGTGTTCCAATAACTACTTCTTCAATTGTATCGGTTGAGTGTTTCACCCATGTTGTAATTGTTCCAACCCCCGCCGAATCACAGCCATCGGGGTCATTTCCAATCCCTACCTTATCCTGTCCGTTGACAAAAAATGTCAAGACAAAAAACGCCAAAAATAATAGTATCTTTTTCATAATCAGTCTTTTATGTGCCAAATTGTTGTTGTTGATTGCGGATAAATTCCATTATGCGGTGTGTTTGCCGTCCATTCAGCCTGCGTGCCGAACCAAAAATCATAACCCGCCATGGTTCCAGATCTGGTAATCGTCGCCCCGTCGCCAATCTTTAATTTATCATATAAAATCAACGTATTATCTGGTTCCCAATATTGAAGGATGGTTTTACTTGCCCCCCATTTAAGTTGAAGATTATTTGTGTTTTCGGTCGTAAACTTATAATCATCAAAGCCTATGTATGAATTAGCTAGGGGCACTTCTATCCCATTACGAGCTATCTTAAAAGTCGTGTGCCCGTTAGCATTAAACTCTAATTCCGCTGAATTTACCAAAGTGCTATTTGAGCTAGATTTGATCGAATAGTCGGTGGATGAAGCGTGCCCATAACCGGTGTTTTCATAATCAGCAAGCATTATTTCACGTGATGTTATGTAATGACTCTCCAAAGGAGTCATAACGTGCCAGTATTCAGGAATGTTCATTGAACTCCCATTTGTCAATTCCTGTCCATTAATTATTATCGTATCTGATTTTGGTTTCCAGGTTAACCGGTAATTTGAAACCATACCTTCAAACCAATCTTCGTTCAAATATCCAGCATCGGAATAACTATTAGGGTAATAGAACATTTTTACTCTTTCATCAGCATCAGAAAGGGTTACACTTTCACCATTTGAATACCAATTTCCATTAATTTGAAGTGAATCCTTTTCATTCAAAGGGTCATGATCTGCATCATCTGTATTTATTGTGCAGACACCCCCGTTTGTATACCGTATTCCATTGATCGTAATTGTATCCCTGCCCGAAATGGGTATGTCAAACCAGTCCAGCGTTGAATCGTTCACAAAACCAATATATTGCGCCGAATCACCGCTCCACGATGGATAGCACAAGCCACCATTATATAGATTTTCCGTCCTCAAAATCCCGTGAAAATTATTTTCATAGGCATGAACATCCAGCCCCGTTTGTTCAGCGTCAACAAAAATCCCGCCAGCAGTCCCGGAACTGGTTGAGGCTATATTGAGCTGGTACGATTGTGTTGGTTGCATCCCAAGACCTACCCGGCTATTTCCAGAAGGGTAGTAGTAAATACCATTTTGATGACCCTTCCAGTATGTATCCAGAATATCGTTTTTCGTGACCCAAATTGAATCGGGAACAACGAAAAAAGAATCCAAAACACTTATATTCAGAGTATCACCACTTTTTAACCATTTTTCATAGTATATTGAATCCCTCTGATCCCTGATTGTATCTACTCTATTCAATGTTCGTTTTTGATTTTCATCATAAATACTGTCAATCAAAATTGGCATCCATTTCATAGAATCACCAACGATCATGGGAACTTTCCCGGAGTCTGCAGGTAAAAACCTGAACCCTATCGAATCTTCCCACTCGTTTTCGTGATAATTGATCCTTAATACATCTTTTGAATGCTTCAATATGTTAAGGTTTGAATGCCCCGTTTCTTCACAAACGAAATCGTTCCAAGAATTGCTGGTTACACCGCTGTATTGCCAGCAACCGGGGCAATCCGGTTTTGGCCGAAAATGGAACAGTGCATTGTCCTGAAAAATTGTATCCCCCGGACGTATCCAGGTATCGTTCCATTCCAAGTTCAACGAATCCGAATATTGGGTATCGAAACAAAATGGCCCCGACCATGTCGATACGTCCAAGTGCCTTATTTTGTAGCAAGTTGGCGAAATTTGCCAAAAATAATTCAAGGTATCCTTGAAAATAGTATCAGATTCCCAAATAAAATTATTGGTATTCAATGTGTTAGTGACCACTGGGGGCCTGACTTGTGAAAATCCCGAAAACGACAGGATTAAAATGAGCATTGTGATTAATTTTTTCATAATTATTGTCTTTTTGGATGAATTCTCAATGTATCTGTATTATGAACTGAACATAATGTATCCAACCTTACGATGAACCGAAAGTTGCCAATTCCAAAACCAGTGCTATCGCTTTGAAATTGTTTGTTTCCAGCTTTGTCTCTAATTTTCAATGTTATGTTTCCTGTTGATGAAGCTGTTGCCGAAAACGATACACTATCGGTCGCCTGTGCAATTGTTGTCCTGTTAATGTTGTGATAATCAACGAAATTGAACAAGTTTCGGTTGGAGGAGCTATTGGTTGCTTCAAGCCTATGAAGGGGGTTAGTAGTTCCTATACCTACGTTGCCGGTTGTAATCAATTGTGAGGAGTATATGTTTTTCCAATAATATGACGTACTGCCAAAATCGTACATTGCATTTGCGTATGGTTCTATTTTTGATGAACTACCGTATATTCTGTTATCAAATCTTATTCCTGATGCAAAATTTGAGCCCAATATCAAAAAGCGAGAGTCGTTATAGATAGCTTTTTGTATAGACCCTAAATGAATGGTACCCTCATTGCTATTAGTACCCCCGATTTGAATAGAATCTCCTGTTGTGAATATATTGTTTCTTGTATCTGTATAGATATTACTACTCTTAATTAATCTTCCAGATGTTCCATTGAATTGAGGTATATAATTGTTGGTACTTGAGCTTATTGAACTTGTAACCAAGCTATCAGCTATTTCAAAATGCTTTCGTTTATATCTGTCATTTATAAGATAGAATTGAGTATCTGTAATAGCACCCCCATATTGCCTGTTTGTGTAGAAATCTATAAAATCAACATTTTTATTTCTAGTTATTTTTGTAAACATGTTTTTAAATATATTGCCTATAAATTGACCTCCAGGACAATATCCTATTATATTAATGCTATCAGGGGATAGATAGCATGAAGTAAATTGTATGCTGTATGATCTAACTATTTTTATGTCTCCTGAAAATACATGACACCCTATGAACTTTTCCCCATTCTCGATACTGTCGGAATATATTGCATAATCTGTATTATGATTAAATGATGATGAGACAAAAGACCCGTGAGTATCATTTAATCCGCGCTTCATATATAGTCCATAATTATTAGTTTCAAGACTTGTATTTGTGAAGTAATTATTGCCCCCAACCAGATAAACTCCGTATTTGCAATATCTTACATTTATATTGTTGTAAAACGAATATTCTGATAAAACCCTAACGTCAATACCCTTATAACAGTTGTATACGTTTATATTTGTGATTGAATGATTATCTCCTTCCCCTAAACTAATACCCGCCTTGTCAAAGTACTTGATACTTACATTGTCTAACTTTAACCCATCGCAAACGCTTAAATAAATTCCTACCCGGGTTCCCTCGCTTGATAAAATTGTATATATATTACCTGCTTCAACTCCACCCGCCAAATAAATGTCCTTAATTGTGACATTATTTATGTTTTCAATTTTTAAAAGTTTTGTTTTTCCAAATCTTAAAAATAATTTAGTTTTATAACCGTCTCCACAAATATACGATCCTGATCTTAATACCAGGCTGTCAACTAAATATACTCCAGGTGATAGATATACTTTATTTGATTGATTAATAGCATTTTGTATTGCTTCTGTATCGTTCGCTACACCGTCACCAACTGCACCATAGTATCTGGCATTCGTTGGTTCAAGTACAGTATCGGCAATAATTGAATTATTCCCCAAATCTAAATCTAACATCGACCCCGTATAAGGCACCTTGGTGGTCACATCATTCCAGTTAATGGTATCAGCAGCAACGGCGTTCCATTCCCGAACACCTGTTTTAATGAATGAACTGTCGGCAGCATATTTTGGCTCTCCAAAAATGTCGCTCGAATGGCTAATTTTTTGACTAGCAATGTAGGATAGTTTTATATTGTTTTCCCAAACTACAACGTCAAACCCCAAACTATCAACATTATTAATTGAATAATCAATTACAGCATCATCAGATATTCGCCTGACAAACGGTATCACAGTAACATTATTGGAATCGAAAGCAGAAGGGAAGTATATTTGTGTTTCCCCCGCATTTATGTTTTGATTACCCGAAACCATATCAGAAACCAGTAAGCCCAAACTATCAAGGTTTGACAATCTTGCAAAAAGCGTGCGTAAATTCACCCCGTCCAAATCTTCAGAAGGGTCTCTCATTTTTGTGAAATGAAATTGCCCGGTTGAATCGGAAAATGGGTAAATAATTGATTCACCCGCTATCTTTGCGGTGTCCGTGTTCATGTACTCGCCAGCTTCAAATTGGGAAAAACCCAAAACAGGCAGGAAAGGCATAAAGATTAAAATTAGTTTTTTCATATTTATCTGTTTTTAAGTGTTATCTAATGTTTTTGCAACCCAACGTACTGTAGTATTATCAGCGACTACTTTTATTGTAGCATAATTATAATTTGAATCAGCTACAATAATTATATTAACCCCAGCTAATCCAGTTGACCCAGTACAGGTAAACATATAATCTTCCGTAAAAGGAGTGGTAAAAGTGATATTATGTGTTCCTTTATTTAAGGTTACTTTCCCTGATTTCAATGTTGACAATCGTTTTGGAATGTATACAGGAAATGAAAGGATAAATCCCTGATCGAAGTAATCTGCATGTAATCTTCCCGGAATACCAGCCTCCTGCCCTGACTTATTTAATGAAGCCACTAACCTATCATCTGGAGTACCTGTTCCTGGTGTAGGATCAGTACTTTCCGTATTTGTAGTTCCTCCTGAACTACTACTTTCAATAACTATATTTGAGGTGATAGGAATTGTGCCTGGCTGAATTATCTCAACGGCCTCACAGGAGAATTGGTTTGTTTTGTCATTATGTGAATAGCTTATTATCTGATATTTTAACCCATTATGATCTATCAATCTTGTGTGTGGGGAAATTAAACCACGACCGGGAATAGTTTTAACCCTTACAGAACGTCCATGAGCTTCCAAAACTGAAAGCATGTAAATATCTGCCAACGTGCCTGAATGGTTTTGTGAGGTCCAAGATGCTGTTGGTTCACCTGATGGTAATGAAAGATAATTGTTGTAAAAATATTCTGCATTCTCAGTTAGAATATCATTCTGAGTGAACTCAACCTCTTCTGGTATCTCAGTAAATTTATTATCTGTTGGATAACCTATTAATAACCCATTACCTTCTTTATCAAAAGTAGTTTCACAATAAAATACAATATCATCCCAGGCAACTCCTTTATAACTCCAGACTATTCCTGTTTTATGTAAAGAATATATTTTAATAATAACAGTGCCTCCTGGAAATCCAAGAATTCTGACAGGTGGTATTTCTATCCATTTAAATTTATCTTTATTTTGTTGGTCAATTAAATCCCCTTCATTGTCTAATGTTATGTCAATTGGTGTATTTGTCCAAGAGGTGATTCCTTCACTATCTATACTTAAATAATAAGTAGTTTCAGGAGTTGTTCCATTCACCACAACTTGAAATGCTGTTTTCCAATCCCTTCCAGAACCGCTACCGTCACCTGATTGTAATAAGGCAAATTTTCCAGAAAAAGCATACATATTTTCCGTATCAGGAGCTATATATCTTGATGGTAATGTTTTATAATAATAATCGTCATTATCTTGGGGCATAAATAAAAAAGAACCTGTTTCTGCATTATTTTTAAGAACGTCTGCGGAAATGATTCCATCTGTTTGAGTGACCCAGTTACTAATAATAGTATGTGTTCCTCCAAAAAAATCAGTACTAATATACGTTTTTGAAAAATCACCATTTAAAACGATACCTTCAGCACTATTATTACCAAAATTCCTTTTTACCCTTAATTCTTTCCACCCTTTGTTCTTCTGAATTGAACCACCGGTTAAAAGCGTTGCAATATTTGAAGCTAAAGTATGATGAAGCTCTTTCTCACCATCCCCTGTATAACTATTTACGTATACACCTGCAGAGGTGTATTCTGAGCCTGAAATCCCGGCGTAAAAGCTCTCAACGTTACTTATTACCCATTTCCCGTGAACCTGGCTTAAACAGGCTCCGTATGTCCTTAAAACGTCCCTCAGTACTTTCTCTAATGTCCAACGTTTCTTTTCTTCTGTAAAAATGTTAGAATCAAAGTATGTTTGAGTTAATGGCCCTCCCGTTGTGTGCCCTATTTCAGTAATCCCAATTGCATCAACAATGTTCAATCCTAAACCAATAGCATCCATACACTCCTGAATCATTTCCATGTGGGAAACACGCCCTGTTAATTCAGTATAACGACCTTTCAGGATTGACATTCCATCAGTTGCAGTAAGATGAACAATATATTTACCCTGTTGATAAGGTTCTGTAAATACTTCATCATTTATGTAGCCTGACCAATCGAGAACCGTATTCACGTATTTATCAACCCTGTATTCAAAATTATCAATCTCATAGAACTCATCATAATCCCCAGCCTTATCTACAAAAATACCTATTTCCATTGAAGTAGGTTTCAGAGGCTCAAAACGATCATCCCCTGATTTATCCAACTTCATTACAATAGGATTTTCGGAACCAACGAAATTCATTAATGCCCCTGAATACCCATCCTGAGAAATGATAACCTTAATAACGTTACCATCTAAATCGGTGAATTGTAGTTGATATTTCTGTCCGTATGCCATTAGCGTAGGTTATTTGATCGTTTTTGCCTTGTGTTTATAATTGCTTCCAAATCTTCTCCAGTAACATATAACCGAATTAAAGAAGGTATATTTGTTCCACTGCCTCCTGAATCCAATTGGTTGAATAAGTTTTTCTGTTGTCTAGTGTTAAGGTTCATTTCCCCTGAATTTTGACGGGTTAAAACGCTATCCCCTGAATAACTATTTCCCGGCACAATCCCACCAGAAGCGTATGCTGGAACAGAAGATAATTTACCAGCTGTTGGGGCTTCTCCGCTACTTCCACTTACACCCCCTTCCAATTTTGATTTAGCAAATGAAGCCAGAGCAGTTAAAGCAATACCAGCTGCAATAATCCCAAATGCTCCCCCAGGAACTTTTACAAGTGTTTCCAAAGCTAATTTGCCAACACCAACTGCAATAAGAGCTTTCCCAAATTCAGCAGCGAAATCAACAACAATTCCCAAAATAGCTTGTAAACCACTTTTCATCGTTCCTGTTCCTGCCATCATTTTTCCAAGTGATTCCCCCATTGTGGTGAATGCCTGATTTAATGAACTACCTAACATCTGTCCAATATTAATACTAGCTTGTTCAGTGGCTTTAATATCATTTACTAATGCCCTGTATTCAGCACCAAGAGTTTCAATGGCAGCAGCATTTGCAGGTAATCCTTGTTTTGTTAGGTCATCAATTTTTTGTTTCAGTACTTCCACGGGTAGCATTTGCATCAAACGGTTGCCCAAATAATTCTGCTGAATTTTTAGCAAAGCCAAACTGAATATCAACCTCCTTTAAACTATCGGATAAGGTTTTATGGGAGTCTACATTTGTTTTACCTAATGAAAATTCATTTACATTTTTTGTGGTAGTTTTTGCAGTGACATTTTTACTTGTCATTAAGGACTCATCCTTTCTAACGGAAGTATCAAGCCCCGTGGCTTGTAGAAAACTTACTTCCTTCATTCGGTTTGCTACTGATACTTTAGCAGCCTCTAATTTCTTCATTAAACCTTCTATGACTAATTCATTTTTAGCCTCAGCCTCTACTGAAAGAAATGTACCTGATAATTCTTGTTGTTTTTTTAATGCCTCTTCTATTTTTTGAATAAACCCTATTGAGGTTTCCTGATTTTTCTTTTTTTCATCCTGTAATTTTTTTTCATCCTTTATAGCTTGCTCAGTGGCTTTTTTTGCCAAAGCTACTTGTGTTGGGTCAGAACTTAAACCAGCCATAGCATCGGCTTTAATTTTTTCCAAAGCCTTAATTGACTCTTCATAATCCTTATTAGCCTTAGTTTCCTGTTCAATTCCAGCAGCATTAAATTTTCGAGCCGCTTGGGCATCAGTAAAGGAAGTTAATTGTATTCCTAACTTTTTCCAACCTGTAACTTTCCTTTTTGTACCTTCAATTTCCGCATTAGCATTATCAGCTCTCAATTTATCAATCTTATCCTGAGCAGCCTTTACCAATGCTTGATTTTCTAAAGCCTTCGTATAATTCTCACAAGCTGTTTGAGCTTCTTTTGAATTTGCAGTCTCAACAGTTAGATTCCCAAAATATTCAGGACTAATCTCATTCAGTTTTCTAATAGCTTCCTGTCTTTGACCCAATCCTTTTGTTTCATCTGCTGCAACTTTTAATAATTCTTCTGTTGCTATTTTTTGATCTACAATAGCTTTCTTAGCTTCCTTATTTACATCATTTGTAACTTGCTGAGCTGCCGATAACTCTTTTGCCTTATTTGAGAAATAATAAATAGCAGTCCCAACAGCTACCAAAGCAACAGCTAAAGCCATCCAAGGATTTGCTACTGCTGCTGCATTCAGTAATACCATTGCATTTTTTACAGCTCCAAATACTTTGACCATTGTACCCCAGCCTGTTATTAGTTTAGGAATAATATTTGAAATAATAAAACCTAATCCAAACAATAATGGCCCGATAGCAGCTACAACAGCTCCAATACCAATAACCCACTTCTTTTGTGTTTCAGTAAGATCACCTACCCAACCTAAAAGACTTGATATACTATTAATTACAGATGTTATTGCTGGTAATAATAATTCACCAAAACCAATCCCAGCCCCTTTTAATTTTGACATAGCTTCTGAAAAATCTTGTGCCGGGTTCTTAGCTAAATTTAAAGCACTATTTAATTCACCAGATGCGTTCGCAGTGGCATCCATTGCTATTTTCAGCTTATCCGTTTCGGAGGACAGAACCATAAATGCCTGTTTTGCCTGTTGATCTTTCAACCCAATACTTTCTAACCATTTAGATTTTGCCTCATCATTCATTCCATTCATCTTATTTCCCACTTCCGTAAAAATATCAGATAAGCCTCGCATTTTACCAGCAGTATCGAAAACGGATATTCCTGCTTGCTTTAAACCACCTGTAATTTCTGATTTTCCTAAGGCATTAAAAGCATTCTGTAACAACATAGTTGATGAAGCGGCATCATTCCCTTTTCCTGTCATGTAAGCAAATGCTCCAGCTGTTTCCTTCCAACTTACACCGACACCTTTTGCAGAGGCAATTAAAGAAGGTACATAATTTGCAAAATCTGTAAATTCACCAGCACCGACCCTTTTTGCGGCAAATAAAACATCTGTAACCTCTTGTGCTGTTGCTTTTCCAGCCCCAATTGCTGATAAGGATTGAGCTAAAGCCCCAGAAACAACTGAAATATCAGTAAATCCAGCTTTTGCCCCTTTTAATGCTGCTGTAAAAATCTCGGTGGATAAAGCTGCATCCCCTGTTTGTGATATGATTTTTTCATACGCTTCTGGAACAGTAGAAAGATCAACACCAGCGTCCAACGCAAGTTTTTTTATCTGATCTGATAAAGCTTTCAAACCTTCTTTTGGAAGTTGAGCCGTAGTATTGATCTTTGCCATCCCCTGTTCCCAATCAATAGCTAATTTTGCAGCAACCCCTCCAGCAGCAATTAGAGGTAATGTAATAGCCATGGACATAGTTTTTCCAATCCCAGAAAAACTACTACCCATTTTTTTCCATTTAGATTCTGCTTTATCAGAAGCTCCCCCAACTTCTTTTGAAAACTTATTCAAGGAATTAGAAGCTTCAGATAATGCCCTCTTTAAAGATGATGTATCCCCTCCAATTGTAGCTATCAGAGTTCCTATATTCATACTTTCAATCCTTTCTTTTCGTTATACCTTTTTCCGACTCTTAGGAAGAAATTCTTTAAATGTTCTGTGGATTGCGGTTTTGTTTTCTCTACCTTGTCCCATTCAAATCGTTCTATCTCTTTTCCGTCTTTAAACATGAAACCTGTTTTTAATGTCTTGCCTGCTGAGTTCCAAATGTTCTTTATTATCAATCTTGCAGCTTCAAATTGTAACTCTTTCTGGAACTTATATTGTTGTGCTTCGTTATCGTTCTTTGTCTTAATTGCCCAGTGAAATTCTACGGGTGTCATTCTGTAAAATTCCTGAACCGTTATTCCTAACCGGGCAACTGCTATTCCTGCCAATTCATCAAAGTTTATTTCTTCAATTCTTTGGCAGGTTGTTTTACGTTTTTTGGTGTTTGTCCTCCCATATTTTGTAAAGTAGGTTCTTTTGCGAAAAATTCAGGAATGAAACTGATGAACTCAAAAAAGCAAGCATCCAAAACTTTTGCTACATCTTCTTCCTTAATTGTTAGTTCCTGATTCATCTCCCAAGCACCTGCCTGGAGTGCTGCGAAGAACAAGGGTTCATACAAAGCAACATCCTCGTCAATCTCTTCAAACCGTTTTCCACTCTTTTCTTTCAGGGCTTTCATTGCCCAATAGGATACCCGAACTGGGTACTGTTTTTCTTGATAATTAATAAATTTTACCATGATTTTTATGTTTTTGATTAAACATTTTGTTAAATTATAACTCTCTGATCCTCAATTAGTAAAATGATCTTCAACCCACCTATATACTTATACCTTTTTTTAAAAAACTTATTAAATCGTCTTAAAATAGCCTTAAATCGAAGATCAACATTTTTAGATAAAATCAAATTCATGATTAGAATTTCTTTTATTTAAACTAAATCTAAATACAGATTATGCCCCTGAACTTGTATTTTCAGTTACAAATTTTCCAGTAATTTTGAACGTGACATCATTCTCAATCACTGCTCCCATGTCAATTGCAAAACCTAATTTGGTGCATAACGCTTCAAATTCTACGGTCGTTGTTGCAGTATCAGGAAAAACAATTTTGTAATTTCCGGGAATGTCAGATTCAAAATCTTCATCAATCAGATCGTAATTTGTCCGGTCAAAGTGCATCTTGACTGTAAAATCACCTGATTCTTTCAACCCACCGAGAAACTCTTTGTAGTTATCATCCGAATCAAACGTTGTAACCTCAATAGCGTCCCGAGACTTTTCTGGACCACCCATTTCTGAAATTACATTTGCTATTTGAATCCATGCTGAACTGTTCGTCCATCTCCAGAACGTAGTTCCAATACCTTTCGTGGCTTTTGCTTTGCCCATAATTTAACTCCTTTCTATTTGAAAATTCATAATTAAAATAACCCTATTATTGTCATCCCACTCCAGAACAAATGGCCCGTTCTGATGAAAGATTGATAAATACATTGTGCTGTTTATTGTTGTGTTTGAGATTGGAGAAAGTGTCTCTCGGATTGCTTCTGCCAATACCCACCCTGTTTGGTAGGATTTATTTCTGATACGGATTTGTACTGAATTCTCACAAATAATTGAATCACCTTCCATATCTGGACGGTCAGGACTGCCTGTAGTATCATAAATCGTTACTGTATTATCTGGGCTTACTGGTTCACGTGCAATAAATAGGTTTTGTGCAAATACAAGTCCTAAACCTGAATTTGTTTCCAACCAATCTTTTATATCTATACTTGATGAGTTCATATCTTAGTCTTTTATTTGTACAGAATCTTTTATTTCTTGCAACATAGCTGTGCGATTTGCATTTAAGTGAGCTTCAAAAAATTTAGCACCTGCTCCTGGTCTTTTCTTTTGTGTGGTTGCTTTATGAGTTTTTCTATCATATTTTAATCTCTCACTTGTAAAATCTGCTTCTATATTCTCATGAACAAACAAAGCATAATTAGCGGAAAACCCTATAATTAATAAGGGGATTTTTGACCCGGCTATCCAGCTCCTACATTCAGCTACTACAGAAGCATGTTCTGATTGCATTTCTGCTGATTTTGCACCTGTAAAGGAAGCTTTAACAGTTCCGGCAACAGAACTTGTACCAACATTTTTAACAGTCATAAAAAAACTATGTTCCAGATTGCTTGTATCTACTGGTATTTTTGGGCTCTCTTTTGACATAGCCCTACGAACAATTATAGCAGCTCTTAACAAACCAGCACCTGTTCTACCTTCAATAGCTTGAATTTCCTTATTCAAGTTCTTCATTACATCATCCAATCCTTTTAAATACGTTTCTGCCATGATCGTTACAAATAATAAGTTCTAACAAATTGATCTGCCTTTTTAATCATTGATACTTTCTCACGGGACATTATCTCAAAAACACCAGTAAATAAAGAAGGGTCTATTGCTCCATCTGAACTTGTTTCTGATTGTTCCCAAAGATCATCCAGTGTACCAAGAAATAACCTACCTTCCATATCCAAATCATCTGGACAAAGAATTGTAGCAGCAGAGGTAATTTCCTTACCTTCTTTACTAATTACCACCTTATACTTCTCATCCCACCGAACCATAATCTCAATAGGGTAATCAAAAGTCATCCCACCAAATCCATCCGGTACTGGGTTCCCCCAATAGACAGCGGTCTGAACGCAAACTTTTCGTATAAATGATTCTATTCCCATCGTCGTTAATAAGTTGTAGGAACAGTGTAAATACTAGCTGGTTTCCCGGTTAATCCTGCCAATGTTCCTGTTGAATCAAGTGCTATTGCTGTCTGTCCGTATGAAGTAGAGAGAAACCCTCACCCCAGTCCCCTGTATATTCAATCGAAGCACCCCCAGCACCTTCTTTCTTTGCTGTCCGTTCCCGGGTAATTGCTACCAAGTGGGCAGCCAACCAACGTTCAATCTCTTTTAGCATAGCTACGGATAAAGTAGATGAACCTAGATTATCAGTCACTATTGTATTTGCCCCAATTATGTAGCTATCAATTACAGCATCAGCAAGAGTTACCCCATCCATAATTGCCTTAACTTCTGTTGCTGTTACTCGTCCCATCGTTTATTTCTCCTTTCTATTTATCCGTGATTTCCAAAGCATCGGGTCAATTTCTTTCCTGATCATTTCCTCATCAAAAGGCAAACCAGCCCAATCCAATATCTCTTTTATACTTTCATAATTTCCATCTACCAAATCTTCTGGCCAAATAACTTTAATATTTAACCCAGCTACAACCATTTCCTGAAACATCCGTTCATGTTGTTTTACCCACCACAACCAAGCAGCTGTTTCATTTACTACCCCAATTTCTTTTTGTCTATCTACACTTGAAAAACCACACATGTAAGTAGTTCTCAAACAAGAATAAGCAATATCAGAGGGTTTCCTACGAACGATGATCCATTTAGCATTTGGATAGGCTTGATTCCATAATTGCCATAATTGACATAGGTTTGATGATTTATACATCCAAGGAGTTTTCCCATCATAATTATCAATTTCCAAAATCTCAAAAACGGATTCTTTAAAATTTAATAAAGGGTAAATGTCTTCTTTTTGTGGTAAAGGGTATTGACAATCAGGATCAGCATTAATTGACTTGTGATATTCAGCCATTAATTTTTTTATCTGAATATTCTCATACATAGAATTTGTAACCCCGGAAAATGCTCCTGACAGTTTCAGGATTTTTGCAATAATAGTCCTACCTGAACGCTCTGCCCCGGTTACAAAAATTGGTATGTCTTTATAGTTTTCCATTACCTGTATTTATCAGCTATTTTCTTACTCGTATCCAATAATTGTCTCCCACCTAATTTAACGGTCTGCTGTTCCCCATGCCTACGGTAAACAGCAAGCACAGAATCACAATATCCTAATTTGAAACCAGCATTAAGGCAACGTAGATTAAATTCATACTCTTCAGAATCAGGGAGGGTTTCATCAAATCCACCTAACTTCTCAAATACCCCTTTCCGGTACATCGTTGTAGCTGAATGAATAAAATTATGCTGTAATAATTCAACTTTTCCACCATTCTTTATATTTGGAGTGTAGATATATTTCATTCCAGAATTCACAACTAACTCCTCTGCTTGTCCGTGAATAAAATCAGCCCCGGTGCGTTCCAGACAATCAACAGAATCCTGAATACAATTTGGGGTCAACATATCGTCATCGTGTAGATATTTAACGTAATCCCCTGTTACTTGTGAAAGACCCTTATTAAACTGAACTGCCCACATTCCTGGGCCTTCTGAAACTATCAACTGACAATCCAACGGAACAGAATTAATAGCATCCTGCAACCACGGACGATTGGGGTTCTTTTTATAAGGGATTATGATAGTTACTTTACATTTCTTTTTTGTTGGTTCCAAGAATCTTACATATTTGTTTACCCAAGTATAAGTTTCAGCAGCTTTTGGTATTCGTGGTTGTCCGTGAAAACAAACAATAGAAATGTGCCCGGGTAACTCGGTTAAAATCCTTTGCCCTTTTGTACTCAATTTGAATGATGTAATTTTATCTGTAATTGCCTGCCAGAATACTTCCGATTTACCCAATACGGAACGAATAAAAGCCTGATCCCCCCCACGATTATGGAAAGTCCTGATAAATTCGATTGGCTGTTTTATCCAAGCGTTCCATACCTTGCTTATTTGTTCTGAATTCTTTGGAAACCACATAACCCCTGATTGTAGTCCATTAGTTGTATCTGGTTGAAAGAAACCACCTAAGCATATAAATTTATCTTCATTTCCAACAGGAGGAAAAATACCGATTAAATCACCTACAACAGCCGTATCCAAATCCATGAATAAGAAAGGTCTATATTTTTCCATTTCAGGAGAAAACATATTCATTTTACACCACCAACCATTCCATTGTTTTTTCTCAAATGGAAGTAAGGTTAAACCGTCTAAAATAGTTTCTTTCTCAACTGAATCACATAAGCAGATAACCTGAACAGGATCACAATTTTTATGAATATGATTTGAAAGTAATTGCACATCTGAGAAATGAAAATCACCCCCCGTATGCCAACACAATACAACTGTTTTAATTGATTCCATGATTCTTTCTTTTTAGGTATAATGCATCCCCCCAACTTTTACAAGCCATTTGAGTAAACACTCTTTCAAACCCACGAGTACCAAGGAATTCATCTAATTGATCAACGTGAACGCAACCTTTATAAACATCTTCTGTATTTATTTCAGTATATATAATATCAATGTGATTTAGAGTATTTACAGCACCTTTTAGTACTTCCAATTCATATCCCTGCACATCCATATTCAGCATATTCAAAGTATCCGGAAAAGCAAAACTATCCAATCGGAACATCTGTACTTTTTGCTTTGAATCAAATGTGATATTAGGATAGGTTTCTAAATGTGTTCCCGGTTCTAATAGTGAGCTGCTTTGCCCACCGTTTACCGTCTCAATATACATTTCCTTTTCACCCTCTTCATTTCCTAAAGCAATATTATAAGTCAAAGAATTAGGAGGTAAATTAAAAACTAACTTCTGATAAGTTTCTTTTACTGGTTCAAACCAAACTATCTTAGTAATACCCTGTTTTTTATAAGCATCGTATTCCTGCCCCACATGTGCCCCTACGTGGATAACCCCTTTAATATTTAGGTTAAATTTCTGCAATAATTGATCAAAATCTATAATCATCGTTTCCGTTATTTTGCGTAAATCATTCCCCAAGCATCTTTTCTTGCCGGGATTAACCGTGAAATCTTTTCCTGAATCTCTTGTATATTATTCCATTCTATTGGTCGGAAAGTATAAGAATCAGTTTCTTGCAAAAAGAATTCTGAGTAACCTAAATTCTGTAAACAACACAAACAACCCTGTAAAATATCAATTGATTCCTCTGACCACTCAAAAGAAATCAAATCTACTTTCTGAGATAACCCTTGCACTACTTTTAATTCAAACCCTTCAACATCAATTTTAATCTCATCCGGTTTTCCAAATATTTTAATCAAAGTATCCAACGTAATTGTTACTACTTGAATGGATTTTTGATAATGTTGATTAGCAAACCTTCCTCTATCTTTCCAGAAATCAGAAGCAGTGGAAAGAATCCCGTGAGAAGTTTCACATACATAGAAATCTTGCAATTCTTTATCCGTATCTGAAACCAACAGGTTTATAATTGTCACATTTGCCATATTCCTGAAATGAAAACGAGCAATACTGGCAATTTCTGGATTTGCTTCAACACCTATAAATTGATCTTCTGAATTGTAATTTGCTTCAATCCATTCCCCAATATTACACCCTATATCGAATATCTTTCTACTCATAATTTTATCCATTCTTTAGGAAAATGTTTTTGTCTTTCTCCCTCTCCCTCCATCGTAATTTCTGAGGAGTATATAATTTTTTTGTCTTTATTTTCATTTACGAATGCAGCCCACTGACTAAATGAACTGTTTGCAATAATTAGATTTTGACACTGTCTCATTAAATCCCATGAAAGAAAATCGGGCAAATCAATAAATACCAATTCGAGCTTAAAATAAACCTGCCTAAAATTTGCAATACACCAAGGTAAATCATCTGAGAAAATGTAAATTAAATCACTTTCTGTTTCCTGTAATGCTTCCAGATAATAGGAAAATGGTAGCGTTTTAAAGCCTGTTGTTGTTAAATAATCCCCCCGACGAACGTGTACACCCGTTACAACCCTATTTTCAGCCGTTTTAAGCAGGGTTAAGTACTCAGTAGTATAAAAGTATTCCTTCACCTTTAAAGTCGATTGTAGCCCCTTTAAAATAGGTTGATAATAGGATAGATATTGCCAATAACCCCAAAAGTTACAATTATCAACTATTAATAAGGCTGGTTCATACCCTTTTTCATGTATTTCTTGCTGATTTAGGAAAGGACTAAACGGTACTTCCATATCAAATTTATCAAGAAGGTATTCCCGGGGTGAACCTTTTTGTCTGTGATCAAACCACGAACGATCATAAGCAATTTCAATACCATTAGCCTTCTGAGCTTGTCCAAAAGCATATTGGTACAATTGATTACCTAAACCTCCCATTAATTTAATTACGTTCATTTTATAACCTCCCAGATATTAGCTTTTCTGAAACATTCAATCTTACTATTTGGAGAACAGTTTATAATTTCAATACCTCTACTTTTTGCTTGTTCTGCAATCAAAGGAAATCCCTGTAACCACTTTGCCATTGTATCTTTTAAACCGGCGAAAGGAGATGAGTAGACCTTATGCCAATGTTGGTTATTATCAATCCCTAAACTCATATCAAACCCTAACAGGATAATACGTTTTGCCCCAAATTGAACAGCAAGGTTAATTGCAGCAGCCCCAGAATTAAAATTCCAACTTAATAAACCTGGGGGAGCAAACGTTATGCCTTGTTTTTTCCTTGGATTTCTTGTCACCAATTTTACCCGGGAATCACGTATTTTTTCTGATTCAAACGAGACCCGCAAACCTTTAAAATTTAGGAGGCCTTCTTTTTGTGTTTTCCAAAATCCATCGTCACCAAAAAATAACACATCAATCCAGTCACCTAACTGGAATGACATATTAACAGCAATAATGTGTTGATCGTGAATGAGGGATAAATATGGAGAATACACTGAAGCATCTGCCTGACCGGTATAGACTTGCTCTACAACTTCTTTAGGTATTTGAAATTGATCAATCAACGAAGCCCCTCCCCCAATAACTATACATGTTCCATCCTTCCAAATTTCAGGTACTCTCCACATATCCCTTAATTATTTAATGCTTTACACAAATTATCTGCATCTTCTTGCGTGGGTAATGGTGTTACATTAATCGGTTTATCTGTATGCCGATTAATTACATTCCATGCCCCTACTTTTAATTGTTGAACCTTCCAAATGTTTTCTTTTGGTGCGGGTTTTGTTACTTGACCCATCTGCCCTGCTAATAAATCAGCATCCAAACACTGTAAAGATTTCAGAAACATTTGGGGTATATCAGAAAGGAACGCATCAAACACTTGTCCCGGTTTGATTATACCACAACCAGCCACTCCTCGTAATGAACCCCCTCCAATTTTCTTCCAACGTAATTTAATGAGTCCCGTTTCTTTTTCTGGTTCAATTACTTTCTTCTCCTTCATTTGAGGTTCAGTAATAGTATCCTGAATTTCTTCAATGATACTTTCATCAATAAAATTATCATCTGAGATAACTGGATTAGCCGTTTCTTGTTCAGGTAAGCCAACCACTTTTTCTTCAACTTCTTTTTTTGCTCTTGCCATGATTAAACATTTTTAAGATAAAAATAAATGACATGATTAGTCAATTTATCCTAGATTAGAAACTGCCAGCCAAATGTACAATTCCCGTCTTGTTATTATGATCTGAACGAATTTGAGGAACTTGAATTGTCATCACTTTAAATTTAGTGATCATATTTCCTTCAACACCCCACTGAACGTTCTGGATACCCATACCCTGAACTAAACGAACAACGTCTGGGGTCATCTGAACTAAGAGAACATTGTTTGCTGTTAACGTGTCAACAGTTACAATATCTTTCAAACCAGCCAACTTCATAAGCCTGTCACGAATCGTTACACCGGGATAAAGAGTGGAATAATCATTATCCAATACTGCTTGATACAGAGTTGGAATATAAAGATTCCAAGGCCCATAATGTAAATCAGCAATTGAAGCAGCTATCATTTCCTGTACATCTGCAAGAATCTGAGCACCTGTTTTTCCACTAGCGTCCCAATTAGTATGGAGGACTACATTGGATTTGTCAGGATAGTTCAGGTAAGAATAAATCTTAGTTGTTGAACCGCCGTAGCTGTAATCTACATTAGTGAACAACATCTGCTCCAACTTCAAATCAATAGCTCTACGAGCCATAGCAGCATCGGTAGTATCAAGAGGATTTCCCATGTTACGACTTAATGCCAAAGTCCTTGCACTAATTTCATAATCAACATGCAGGATAGGAATAGGTAAATAATGGGTATCATAAACCGGACGATTATTTTCACCGCGTGTTACTCCATCCATTGTCAAAATGGCTGTCATTTCACCCGCTTGGGTATGCCATTCGAGAACAGTTGTTCCCATTGCATTTCCAAGATTGTAAACCAATCCATTTTTGATAAGGTCGTTGATACCCCCCAAACGGGTTTGAGCTTCTGGTAATACAGCAGCATCCAACTGTTTCCATTCTTCCCTGCGAAGAGTTGTCTCATTTACATGAAATCCAGAATTAATCTGCACTTCACGATAATTACGAATATCCTCTGCATCACCACTACCTGAATAACAGGTCAGGTAAGTTCCAAGAGTATTTCCACGGGCATCACGTTTTATATACGGTCTCATCTTTCCAGGATCAACCCTACCACCAGTCATCTGCATTCCAGAAAAACCAGCTCCACTTGCATCAATATAACCTACATTTTCCATACTATATTTCCTTTCTTTTTTAGATTATACGGATTAAGATTCTACGATCAGCCGTTGGCCAAGTATCAGAACTTGATGCAAGGTTTACGGCTTCCAAAGCCACACCTACAATACGATGATCAACAGCATCAGCATTGTTAGAAGCAGCAGAACTGTATACCTGTAAGAAACCCTCACCAGAAGATTCCAAGAAGCTTCCAATAACAGCAGTTTCACCATCATCTAATAGTGCATATACCTGATCACCACGTCCGGGAACCCAACATTGTACTTTCTCAGTAGCAGCATAAGCTGTATCAATTACCCGGCCTTGAAAATCATCCTCAACGGCAAACATAGGTAAAGCTGATCCAGTAGCAGTACTATGTGCCTGAACTGTGCCTCCAGAAGTTACCTCAATCAACATTCCTGGAATGATTGCTCCAGCAGCGGTATACTCCTCAAATATATTTGAGTAGTTCTTAATTTTAATTGTCCTTCTCGTTGCCATACCTTAATCTTTTTTAGGTGTAACATTTACCCCGGCAGGGAACATCATTTCACTTGTATTTGTTTGCAGTGAAAATGCTTGTTGCCCGTTAGCTCCGTAATTTACAGGAGCTGGATAGGTTTTGCTCAATTTCTCAAGCATCCCGGTATCCATTCCTTTTAGTTCATCCTCAGTCCAAGAATCTTTTGCTGAATTAGCAAGGATTGACTGAACAAGGTTTGCTTTACGTTCTGCATTCAGAACCAAACCAGATCGAAGCGATTCCTGAATATCTTTTGGAGCCGCATTAATAAATTCCTCAGCAGTTTTATAAACCACAGGAACTTCTTTCACCACTTCCACTTCTTTATTGACAATAACTGGTTCAACCTCAATAGGGGTCATCTTATCAATGATAGCCTCATCAAGTCCCATCAGCATTTCCTTGTCTTCCAAAGTATAGGCGGTTAATTTGTTTGCAATGAGTGCTTCAACTTTTGCCTCCTTGCAAATCGTACCTTTTGGGCACGGTGTTTTAACTTCTGCCATTTTCTGACCTCCTTCTTTATTTGTTTGTGCAACTTTATATTTCAATTCCTTAACAACCTCTACTGGATTGTCTATGAATTCAATTTGACCTTCTTTTGTTACTCGATAATCTTGCTGGTAAAATTTTGTAATCGTTTCAGTATTACTTTTTGTATTTTCCCGATAGATTAAGTAATCATCATAGATAGCTTCTGACCAACAGGTTTTTATTTCCCTACCTTGAGAATCTTCTACTTTCATAGCATACAATTTATCCCAAATTAAATCCTGAATATCATTGTACGTCAATTCGTTTGCTTGTAAACTTCTAAAGTCTACCAACAAACTGTTCTGAATAGTTATGTCTTCATTCGTCATACCCTCCTTATTATTAGTTTGTAATTTATTTACCCGAATACCACAACCATCATTAACTGAGCAAGCACCTACATCGTTTGGTAGGATTGCCAGATGGTCTGGTTTATGATTTGTTGCCCTTGCTACGTATGTTTCCCCGTTCCATTCCCCTGCCTCTTTTATTTCATCCGTAAATACACCAATAGATACTTCCAGAACCTTATTTGCTTTTAATGAAGCTATTGTAGTAGGCGAATGAACCCCAGTTTTATCTACGTTTAAGTGTATCTCAGCTTTCAGTTTATCCTTGTCCATCTTTGGGTTACATACTTTTCCAACAATTAAGTTCTGTACCTCATTTACTGAAATGTAGTTTCCTGTGGTGTCTTGTGGGTGGTTTATCACTACCGGAATGCCTTCCCAGAATGAAGCTGATTTACTTAGTTCTGTTGCCGGGTGGTATAATGCCCCATGTGAACCCTTATGGACACCCTCTACCATCATCACTACCGGGGCAATCAGATAATTTACTTCATCTATTGTTTCTTCCCGTATCTGGTAGGCTTCTGTTGATTTGCTTGAGTATGTTTGCATATTATTTGGTTTTAAGTTCTTCAAAAACAATATCATTTAGTTGATCTTCCAAAGGGGTTAAATGTTGATTTCTCCCATAAGCAATACTAATAGGAATACCTGTTAAAAATGCTTTACAAGAATGGCATTCAGTCTGTTCAGTTCCATCTGCTTGATATACTCCTATATAATGAATACACCCTCTTTTTGAGCAATTAGATTCTATAATCATAATCTTTTTCCTATTATTTGTTCCATGACTTTTTCAATTTCTTCTGGCATTAATAGATACTTACCTTTTACGATGGGTTTTCCATATAAAGGTGATGTATATGCTGCAAAAGTTTCTGCAAAAGCTTCTTCTTTGTTTGTAGAGCCATACAGGGAAATATTTTTCTTGAAATAATCTCCACCTTTTTCCTTATAAAAAGCATCCCACACCCTTGAATCCTGAACAGAACTGTAATAAATATTATGACCATATTCATGACGTAAAATTGAATTAGCATCCTTACCAACACTGAATTCATTAAATCTAAGAGCTGGTCTTTTGTTAGCAAAGTTTTTTCCCGCTAATCTTATTATATTCTTTTCTGGGTAAAATAAACCAACTGCTCCATCTGGAGTTACCTTTGAAACATCACTAATTACTTCTAATTTTGAAATTTTATTGATATTCTTTTTTGCAAGTTTTGAAAACGTAGAGTATAATCTACCTAATTCTTCTCCAATAGAATCAACAGTTTCCTTATATTTTAATTTATTAGTCCACCTTAATTTCAGATACACCCATATTATTAAAAGAAGCAGTTGGCTTTTTTGCATTCCACCATTCTTTTTCTTCAATTACTTTTTCCTCCACCTTCTCAACCTTCTTAACACCTTTCTCTGGCATTGTTGGAAGAGCAATACATCTGCAATTCGGGTGGGCTGGTATCATTCCCTCAATCTCATTCAAAGAGTAAACCCCATTATCACCACCTTTTTCTAAAGCTAAACATTTATCACATACATTAAATCCAGCAGTAACCCATTCAGCCTTAACCACAACCCCTTCAACAGCCCAGTTCTTGTATTCCTGAACCATAGCGGAATGATGTGCTCTTATGATTTCGGTACGTGCTAAAGTCATTGCCCGTTGTCTGGGATTAATAATTATATCGTTTCCTAATTTGCTTTTACGGATTAAACTTAATTCACCTGTTTTACCTTGTATAGATTCTACTATTTTTCCAGCTAATAATTGTGGACCATCTCCATCTATTATTCCCTGACTTAAAATCCTACTAATCTGAGAATCCATTTGAGCTGTAATTCCTTTCAAATCCTCAAACGTACGGGCATAAAGCATCCCCACTCTATCCATGTGAAATGGTGTACTCATACTTGCTGATATTCCACCTGTTTCTTCTATTCCCGGGGTTCCCATTCCTGCTGCTCCCATCTCATATCTTGCACGGGTCACTCCACGTTTATAAGAATCTGAAATGTACATATCTGTCCAAGCCTTCTCAATAGGTGCACCTGATGTGTTTATATTAGTTGTTTGTAATAACCCTTTTTTCTCTTGCTGTTTCAACCACTTCATAAACTGTGAAACTTTATCCTGAGAAGTAGAAAACTTGAATGCTTCTTTTCCCGGGGATTCATAAACTGTAATAATCTTTACCAATTCGTGTCTTGGTTCAATCAACCCAAACACATCGTCCTCAATAATAGCTTTCTTAATGTCACGTGCCAACATAGAAAACCTACGATCCATATCCTTCATGAACTGGGAACGTAGGACAGTAGTTCGGGTAGGGTCATAATTCTGTGTAGCCTTATTGACTACGATCAGGGATTTATAATCCACTCTTTCCTGTTTCTTATATGTCGTTACTGCTATCATACTTGTGATCCTGAATCTGATGGCGTAGGATTTAATTTTGTATCAATTTCATGTAATTCATACGTATGGTTTTCTAGTATCTTTAATTCTTTTGAATAAGATAATGTTTCAATTAGTACAGGTTTTCCAACCTCAATAAAAATAGTAACCTTTGCTAATCTTGTTGTTTCAATCCCTAAAGAACGTATAAACTCTAAGGTACTTTCATCATTTGATTTAACTATATTCATACTCTTTCATTTTAACCCTATTTTAAGACGTTTTAAGCCCTTATTCCTTTTTTCCTATATTAGGTATTACTCACCTTGTTTCAATTGATTCTACAGGTTGATTTTGTACAGGATTTTCAGGTATAGGATTTCCAAACTCGTCCAAACCCTGTTTTTCATTCTCAGCAGCTAATTTCTCAGCTTCATCAATCTCTTTCTGTTCATCAATCTTGTATTGTTCCTGCATCTGCATAACCAACGTAATCTGATCAGGGGTTAAGCCTAAACAGAATTCGTAAAATGCTTCTGGTGGCATAACAGATTCAGCCCCTACATAATTCTTTATTGCTGTTGCCCTATCCATCCCTACTTTTACCTTGTCTGCTTCTGATTGTGTGAATAGTTCTTCCCATTGTACTGTATATTTTTTACGGTTCTCTTTATTACCTGATTCTGGTAATACTCCAACCTGAATTAAACGATCAACTAAAGGTCTTACTATATAAGGTTCAGCAAACTCTTTTCTCCTGCTAGTACAATAGGCATTCCATTCATCTGCATCCTGCCCTGAACTTAATTCACCCCGTTCACTGCCAACAAGTATCCTGACCGGGATATTAGTAACGGCTGAGATCATCATTAACTGAATATCAACGTGTGTTTTAGGATCGGATACCTGAGATTGTAATGGATTCAATTGTACCCCTTTTGTCTGCAATATCCTTCGTAGGTTGTGTTCAAATTCATCGAACTGGTCTTGCAAAGCATCTTTTTCGGGTTGACCCATCGTGAAACCATCCTTAACATCCGCTTGCATTCCGGGCCTTGCCCCTTTCCAGAACATCTCTGCGGAACCACCAACAATCTTTTCCAAGTCCTTTAGGTTATTGAACACAACCTCCAAACGTGAGCAGGAAGCAATATCAGATTCCAGGGGTTCATCCACTACATGAATAACCCTTGTATAATTAACCCTTATTGTTTGTTGAACAGACCCATCTGCATTACCCACATTAATACTATATATTAATGGTAGGCCATATCTTGGGTTTGTAGCATCTGTTTCATATCTTTCAATCGTAGCATCGTTCTGGGAGAATGGTTTTACATATAATAGTTTATTTGTTTTTGCTGATATGATAGGATTAATTAATTCCTCATTTGTTTTTACATCTGAGAAACCAAGTAACAGAATTCCATATTGACCTAACCCAGTTAGTTTATCTAACCTGATTAATTTGCTCTTTATCTTTAATTCATTTTCAAGCTCTACCCATGCTATTTCCAAGGGTGTTTCCTCATCATCATCCGATTCAATAATTAGAACATCACCTTTCCAAGTCCTTTGAATAGGGCGGTTAATA